GTTGAGTTATTACATATCGGCAAATAGCCACCCTACCCCCCACAAAAGGCGGAGAGTCTCGGCGTGGCATAGACCATGTAACCATTCGATTCCCTCGCCCTCGGTCCGCACCTTTCGGCACCAGCCCAAGCGCCTGCCACAACAGCAGGTGACCCTTCTCTCCCCAGCGACCGGGTACTTCCTGGTCCACTGCTCTCAGCGGGGGGTGCTGTCCTGCTTTTACTTTTCCAGTTTGTGCTGGACGTTGACTAGCCAGTAGCTAGAAACTTTCTTCAAGCCGCGCTGCACTAGGTGCGAGCGAATGTCGTGCCCTGCCTGGCGCAAGTCAAGGATGCGAGCCGCGAGGCGATTGCACCCGAATTCACAAAGCGCGTCAAGAGGCGTAAGACGTTTGCCCTTCTTGAGCGCTGCTAAAATAGCTTCGTTTTGAGTCATGATTGACCTCAGAACAATGCAGGGCCGACAGCTTCGGCCAACTGCGCTTTAGTGACCCGCTTAGGCCGGTTAACTACCATCTTTCCGTTCTTCCACTGCGGAAACGGCCATGCAATCGGCTGCGGCTTCTTGTCTTCATTTGCTTTCTGTTCTGTCATGTCATCCCCTGTATGTTAGTTAAAAATTGGCGGGTTGTGCAGTTTCCTGCCCGCCGCAGGCTGGGGGCGTTCCTCTTTCCAGCGTTGCACTGGTTGTGCCGACTGCACGCGGGATTGAACGATAGCGCCGGCAATTGTCTAGCGCAAGGCCACTTGTGCGCCAAACAAGCAATTGTGCAAAAAATGAAACGTAGCGACTGGACGGTCATTGCTGGCCGGCATACGATTGAACCTCACTTCAACAGGGGGCAAAATGAACATAGTCAGTCGCGCAGTGCCGCGCAAGGGATTAACCGCGCCCAGGACGCTGCAGCAGGCGTTTGGGCCGTATGCAGAATGGCCAAAAGACCATGACAAAATGGACCGGTTTATTGGGAGGCTATCCGCCGCAATTCTTATTTGCAGTTTAATCGCAGTTCTTTGGGGGTTTTGATGACTACACCACAGGTATATGTTGCCATCTCTAATGTGATGGCTGGCCTGGCTCGAGCCGGGATTGGCAAGGTTCGCAAGAACGAAAGTCAAGGATACAAGTTTCGAGGCATTGATGATGTCTACAACGCGCTGGCCCCGCTTATGGCGGGCGAAGGTCTGTGCATCCTGCCAAAGTGCCTCAGCCGGTCTGTGACCGAGCGGCAGAGCGCCCGAGGCGGCGTGTTGTTTGCGGTAGTGGTTGATGTTGAGTTTACGTTTGCGAGCAGCAAGGACGGCTCCAGCGTCACTGTGCGGGTGCCTGGCGAAGCAATGGACAGCGCCGACAAAGCGACGAATAAAGCAATGTCAGCGGCTTATAAATACGCCTGCCTGCAGACCTTCTGCATCCCAACCGAAGGCGACAATGACGCCGACGCGCATCACCCGGAAGTAAAAGCGCCGGAGATCAACCTTGAGCTGCAGAACGCTGCAATCGCCGCCGCCAAAGCAGGCCGGCCAGCATTTGCAGACTTCTGGGCCAGCGCCTCGCCGTCGCAACGCAGCGAACTGAAACCGCAGCTGGAAACATTAAAAATGCTGGTCGAATCTCAGGAGTCAAAATGAACTTTGCCCCCCAAGGTAGCGGTGCGTGGCTAAACGCCCGCGTCGGAAATCTTACCGCCTCGAACATGGCGAAAGCCATGTCGTTCCTGAAGCCCGACAAGCAGGGCAACGTGCGCTCAAGCGAAGAACGCAACAAGCTAATCATTGATATCGTTGCGCAACGGCTGACGGGCGACCAGACGCCAAACTTTGTAAATGATGCAATGCGCTGGGGCATTGAGTACGAACCTCATGCCAAAGCGACTTGGCAGGCCAAAACGGGGATATTGATTGAGGACTGCGGGTTCATCCTGCACCCGACAATTGAGCATTTTGGCGCGTCGCCTGACGGTTTTGTGGCGCACGATACAGTGATTGAAATCAAGTGCCCGACAAGCTCGACCCATGTAGGCTGGCTGATGAAAGACGAATTTCCGGCGCAGCACAAGCCCCAGGTGCTGGCGCAATTGGCCTGCACCGGCCGCACCAGCGCAATCCTAGTTTCCTACGATCCGCGTATGCCATTCGGTCAGCGTATGGCAACGTGGCACTGGACGCCTGCGGAAGATGAGATTAAGGATATTGAAGCGAAGGCGCAGGCTTTTCTTTACGAAGTAGAGCAGTTGTTTGCAAAGGTGACAGCATGACGCCAGACCAAAAAGCTGCTCACGCTCGCATGGCTCTAAAACTGCACCGATATATTTATCGTAAACTGACTGCAGAAGCGCCGGAAAACAAACCGGTTGGAGTCATCAAAGAACGCAATCCGCTGTATGTGCAAATTGAGCAATTGCTTGATGAAAAAAAAGGCACAAGCATTCAACGATTAGCTAATCAGCTAGTAGTGGAAAAGCACATTATCGTTCGCGCAATGGGTGAGTTAGTGCGAGAAAAACGCATCCTAAACTTGAGCGAAAAAGGCAAAGTCGGAATGTTTGTTGTGCTAAAGCCTAAACAAAAGAATGTTTGGGGACATTGATGTCTGACGAAGCAGACAACGCTAACGATCAAGCGCAGCAAACGCTTGAAAGTTATATTAACAAAGTGCGTAACCGAGCTAAAACAGGGCTAGCAATCATGGGGTTTTGCTGGTTTTGTCAAGAAACAATACGCAATCAATTGTTTTGCTCAGTTGAATGCAGAGAAGATTACGACAAAAGATTAAATCTTAATAGGATAATTGGAAATGGATAGCGCAAAACTAGAAAATGAAATATTGCGCAATGAAATCGAGCGCCTGACTAAGTCCTTGCACTACGAACAGCATTTGCTGTCTCGCATCGGGACACACGGACCGGGATGTTGGGAATGGGGACCGGCGCACTATGAGTGCGCGATCAGGAAGATCAAGGGGGGCAACAATGAGTGACTTACGGAAAGCGGCAGCGCAGGTGCTGGAGGCGTTGGACAAGTCGCTGTACATGAACGACTACTCTGGGCTTGAGGTGTCAAAGCATGACCAGCCAGACGTAAAGGATGCGATTGAATCTCTCCGCGCCGCGCTGGCAAAGCCGGAGCAAAAGCCGGTGGGGTGGGCTTACGTCAACAGCGACGGCGAGTGCGAGCAGATTGAATATGATGATACACCGCCCGACGACCCAAGCATCACACTCCTCTACGCGCGCCCACAAGATTGGGGTAAGCGATGAGCAGTGACGTAACCAGCACTGAGGCTCGCAAAGAGATGACCGCGAAGCTCATCAAGGCGATGGGCAATAAGCGGTTCTGCACCACCTGCCAAACCGATCAACCGGATAAAGGCGTGATGACTAAGTACAGGTGGATCTGCCAGTTCTGCGCAGCCAGAAGGCGAAAATGACGCCGCTAATTCAAAAAGCTGTCCGAATGGCACCCGAGCCTGAGACTGCAATGTGGTTCGATGTCGGCAACATGGATCGATGGAAAGGTGGCCCGGTTGTTAATGACGTTGTGCTTAACCTTCCGTTCCCGCGCACAGGCATTGTCGGGCGGGATCAATCCGGCAAGGACTTTGCCCTCTGGCTTACGCAGGGGTCCGGTTCGGTTGCGGTTGGTGGCGCTTCAATGTGGCATGGGACGTACATGAAGCCGTTCGCGTATGTGCAGACAGAAGATGGTCTACGTTATTACCAGAAAGACAAGGCAATTAAACAGGAAGATGTGCGGCCAGCGTTTCGGATGGTCTGCGCGGTATTAGTCAAGCTAGCAGAAACGTCGGCTAGTGCTTATAAGCCAGTCCCGCAGGACTCATTCATCAATCGCAAGCGAGCGGCCAAGGGTAAGAGTCCGATTAGCTTTGACTGGCATACCGTTGAAATCGGGCCAAAGCCGCTTAAGAACGCTCCGCAGGGCGGCACTCACGCAAGCCCACGCCAGCACGATCGTCGCGGCCATTACCGCAAACTACCTTCCGGAAAAATTGCATGGGTCCAACCGTGCAAAGTTGGCGACCCTAGTAAAGGCATTGTATTCAAAGACTACAAAGTAAAAAATGACGCAGCGAGCCAAACTTGATAAGAACTTTGTGGCAATGCAGGCAGAGCGTATGACGTATCTTCTGCAGCAACGGGCGGCGCTGCCACGCGAGGATCTTGAGTACCTTGTCGAGCGCGTGGCTAAGCTAAAAGATGTACGGATGCAAATGTGCGTGGCCGAACTTATCGGTTGGTCTGATGACACTAGGGCAGAAGTTGAAACCTTCGTTGCGATAGCAATCGAACTCATGAAGGGCGCTAGCCTCAGCAGTCTGCGCAGTGCAACAAGGACCGTCGAGTTGAGATACTTAATCAAGGAAACAAAATGACTTGCATCAAATGTAACGAACGAAGCAAAGTGCTGGACAGCGAAGAAACAAAAGAAGGTTGGATTAAGCGCCGTCGCTCTTGCGATAAATGCAAAATCCGCTGGAACACGTTTGAAGTGCCGCAAGATGATATTGTGGTGGAGCAACTGTGAGAAAAGATTCTACAAAGACGGCAGCAGTTGATCCTAAATACAACTGGCTTCCAATGGCTACCTGCCCGACCGGCGTAAAGGTTCAGCTGCTGAACGCGAGCGGCGTTGCTGTTTACAGTAACTACAACGGCTCACCAGGCTTCTGGCGTGGCTGGGCACCATTGCCGACACTTAAAAAACAGGACAGAAATGATTAAACTTGTGTGGGCCACGCCAGACATTGACCAGCAGATTGCGTACATTGCTAGAGTTAGCAACCCGCAAAATCAAGACAATCCAAACATTGAAAAACTGCTAGGCTATATGATGCAGCACGGCCACGTTTCGCCATTTGAAATGGCAAGCGTCTGCATTGAAATAAACACTACCCGCGACATCGGCCGGCAAATCCTGCGGCACCGTAGCTTTAGCTTTCAAGAGTTCAGCGGCCGCTACCAATCGTTTGATAAACTTGCTGCGCCGCAATTGCGCGAATGTAGACTGCAAGACACTCAAAACCGGCAGAACAGTCTTGAATGCGACGATGCTGGCAAGCAGTCAATCTGGAACGATATTCAGAATCAAGTAGTAATGCAAAGCACTAACTTTTATGAATATGCTTTGAGTCAAGGCATTGCAAAAGAAGTCGCTAGATCAATCCTGCCTGAAGGATTAACCGCCAGCAGGTTATACATGGCTGGCACCATGCGCAGTTGGATTCACTACCTTAAACAAAGATTGGACAAAAGCACACAAAAAGAGCATCGACAAATTGCAGAGCAAATCTCCGAACTGCTGCACTCAATCGCACCTATCACAATGAAAGCGACAAATGGAATACGACAATACTAATCGCGGAATTATTAGCCGCAATGAGCGTAAAGAAAAAGACTCGCACCCCGACATGAAAGGCACTATCAACATTGACGGGGTTGATTACTGGCTGTCCGGCTGGACTAAGACCAAAAAAGACGGTAGCGGCAAGTTTCTTTCGTTGAGCGTTGAACCGAAAGAACAAAAGATGGCCGGAAAGCCTGCAGCAAAGCGACCGTCAAAGGTTGAAGATATGGACAGTGATATTCCTTTTAATTAAGCGGGTCCGGCAAACCGCTCAAAAAACCGGCTAGAATATGCAAGTTGGCGCTACCCGACGGGGGACAAACGGCATGAACAACCGTGCGCCAGCAATTCCTTTTAGTTCATCATGAAAGTTCGTCATGAAAACATGCTTTAAATGCAATAAAAATTTATCTTTATTTGAGTTTTATAAACATCCCAAAATGGCTGACGGTCATCTTAACAAATGCAAAGTTTGCACTAAAAAAGATGTATTTGAACATCGTCATGGCAAAGGCCGCGAAAAAATACTTGCTTATGATCTTAAAAGAGCAAAAACCCCTAAACGAAAAGCCAGCGCAAAGAAATTTATTTCTGAATGGCGGGAAAAATATCCCGACCGAAAAAAAGCTCAATATGCAGTTAACAATGCTATCCGAGATGGACGTTTAACAAAATGGCCTGTTTGCGCTTTGCCAGAATGCAAAAAATCTCCGGAAGCGCATCATCCTGATTACAGCCAACCACTATCTGTTGTTTGGCTTTGTTCTGCTCATCACAAACAAGCGCATGCACTTGCAAAAATCTAATCTTTGCATGACACGCGGATGGTTATGCCATCCGCTGCCATTAAATGTTCTTTAATGGATTCTGCTTTAGCCAATGCCTGGGGGCGCATCAGCGGCACTACCGCCCACTGGCAGACCAACTTTGGCGGATGTTGCGACGGTGGCCCAAGAGTTGAACACCCCGACAAGAGCCCAAATGCCGCCAGAGATAGCAAGCATTGTCTCGTTACTGACAGCAAACCCATAGCCAAGCCCCTGAGCAATAGCCATAGCAGCACTAAGCACAGCGGCAATAGCGTTAACGGCAGTCTGTCGGTTCTTCCAAACTTCGGAATCTTTGAGCGCATACCCCGCTTTAAGTGCGGTGAATACGTTACCTACGAGGGCGATGTTCATGGGGTTTCTTTCATTTGGGACAGAGTACGTCCGTTGGTGAACTGGCAGTGGGCTAATTCTTTGAAGCTTTTCCAGCGGCCTGCCCACTCTAAGCCAACACTCTCGGCAATGATGCCGCACTTAGTAAACAGACTGGCGTCTGTCCACGGGATCTTCCCGTTAACGATAGGCGCGAAATCAAACGCGCACTTCCAATTGTGCCAGCTTTGGCCGGGTTTTGCATTAGTTACTATCTTACCCGGTGCCGTCCTACCCTGCGCATACAACGCGCCTTGCGCTTCAAAGTCACGGTAGGTAGATGTGATTAGGATATCGATGCCCTGTGTTTTGCAAGCATCAATAAAGCGGCGGCAAAGCTCTGCTGTCTTTGGATCAAGATCTTCAATTTTTCGGCTGCTAATCATTTGTTAAATAGCTTTTCGCCAAATTGAATTATTGCAAAAAGGACAACCGCAACGCCCCAAGCCCCAATACCTCGGTTAATCCACCGCTCGACTTTAGAATCTATTCGTGCCGTTGTTGATTCATTTACCGCAATTTTTTGCTCAACAATCCCAATTCGCTCGCCCTGCGCTGACTGCCGTTCCTCAAGCAAAATCAAACGCAATACCGCATCAGTTAGTTTATCGACTTTGCTCTCAAGCCGGTTGAAGTCCTCTTGACTTGGTTGGGCCATTGTCTAATGACTCTCGGTAAAAGACTACATTGTTGGCAAGCCTCTGATTTTCAGGGGCCATATCAGCCGCAATTGTACCGTGAGTTAGAGCAACCGCAAATAAACCCAAATGATATGCGGAAATAGCAGCCAGATCATGAGGTTGCTCAGTCCAGACTGCAGGCTCGCAGGTATAGACCAATTCCTTTTCTTTGATTGCCAGCGCAGTGCTAACTGAGGAATAACACTCAGCCCAACGCTCTCGCTTGTAGCAAGCCAGCGCAAGATCTACCCAAGGCTCGCGGGTGCCTGGCGCTTCTGCGCAAGCCCTTCGATACCAAACAAATCCATCCATGTTCAGCGCCTCATGCGCTTTGCCAAGCAACCGCATTGCGTAACAACGTTCGTTTGCCCAATCAGCACCAGGCATCGCAAGATACTTTTGCAGTGCGTCAATTGATTCTTGCCACAATCCGTAGAACGTCAATTCACGCGCAAAGTAGAAAGCGTTGCGCGGGCACGTAGGATCTTCTTTGACTGCAAGGCGCAGCAGATCAAGGTATTGGCCGCGAGACTTTGTGTTGTCTGGATGATGACTGACCAGCAGTTTGTCTGTGTATGCATAGACCTCTGCAGTTCTACCGTCTGGCCTTGGGTACTCATGCACTGGATGATGCCAGTGATAGCCTTTGCGATGATGGATCTTTTGATAGTAGAAGCTGATGCCAGCGCCCCAGTCAAACTTGTATTGCAATCGAGTGGTATCAGATTTCCATACCCGTTCAATTTCTTCGCGCCAGCCAGGTTCAAGCACTTCATCCAAATCCAAGCTAATGCAAACGTCAACATCAGCAGGAATTAGAGATAGCGCAGTGTCCCGAGCAATATCAAACCGCCAAGGAGAAACGCAGATGTTATAGACTGATGCGCCGCATTGTTTAGCAATCTGAACTGTGTCGTCAATGCTGCCAGTATCGGCAATCAGAATAACATCTGCGTCTTTAGCTGAATCGCAAAACCGTTTGACAAATAACGATTCGTTTTTACTAATTGCATAAACTGCTATTTTCATATCTTGTCTTTTTAATGATTATTCTGCTGCAGGCTTTGCTGCTGCCTGTTCTTTGATCTTCACGATCAGCGGCCACACCCCGGTCTTGCTAGGCAACTCACCCAGCACCTGCAGGATTGCGTTCACTTCTTCAGTGGTCAGGTTTAACGTAATCATGCCCAGACCCTTACCGGCGTTTTAACCTGCACAACATAAGCGTCCAGTTCCGGTTGCTCTTCGATACACCGCACATTAACGTGCCAACCATCAAGAGGAGCCATTTCCGGCATCGGGCCATCCGGCGTATCAACAGTCGCGCCAGTGGGTTTGTAGATCACGCCAATGACATCGGTGTTCGGGTACTTAGGCTGATCGCCGTCGTAAAGCACTGCTGCAGCATCAGCTTCAGTGTCAAATTTCAGGTAGTAGTCAATCATGATGTAATTCCTTGAAGTTCGGTGTTAGAGAGACGTTTTGGGTAGTAAGCAATACGGCGGATGTATCCAGACCAGTTTGTTTCGCCAATAGCACTCCAAGGTGCGCTACCAATTGCAAGAACTTGTATTGGGGTTGGAACTGTGCCGGATACATCGGTAAGTGGAGTTGCCCCATTGATAGAGCCTGCAAAATTATTTGTGGCGTACGCCAATGTGGTTTTGAAGGTGTTGGTAACACCTGTAGCTACCGGGCCACCAAGTGTCGCCTGTATTACCCCTCCGTTAATGACTCTGCTTGTTATTGAATTTCCATTCCCAATGTCATTTGACATATACATTGATTGATTAAATGTCAAAGTTTGTGCAAAACCTACCATTACACCAGAAGTTAAGCCTGCTGCGATACGCGATCCCTCCGCAAACAACGTCCCTTCCGTCTGGTTGTACCAAGGCGTCAAATTGTTAACGGCTGCAGCCTCCGCAGCGCGGGTAGTCTGCGCAGAACTCGACACATCCGCACTTCTGGTCAGCGCTGCTTGCGCATAAACATCTGCAGCGCGAGTGGTTGTTGCAGAACTCGATACATCCGCAGCGCGGGTGACTGCTACTGTCGAGGTTGGGATAACGCTAGACGCTCCGTAGCCTTGTTCAAGTTGGGGGAGGCCGATACGGAGAGTGATGTCGATAGCGACACCGGAAACAATGTTTAGTACAAGCGCAGAAGTAGTAAATGCCGTTGAAACGTTGTTAAAAGTGCGCGTTGCAAAGAATCTGTTTTTTAGCGAACTTGTTGCCGTAGCAATTGTAGTATCTGTTGATGCCAAAAATGCGCCAGCGGCAGACCGTTCCGTAAGCCGTTGAACAATGGATGCAATGTTTGCAGTGCTACCCGACACAATAGCCAAGTACAAAGAAGCAGCCCAAGACTGACCGTTTGCTGCGGCAATTTGCGTTCCCAACTCAAAGTTTAATACGTATCCATTAGCATCTGCTGTCGTGCCAGAAAGCCTAATTTCAATATAATTAATGCCGCTGTCAGTGCCAACACCTACAATCTGTTGAGTCAATCCAGACGATATCGCTGCTTGTACCCAATTCGTCGGCAACGTACCCGGCGTACCTGCAACCGCACCGACCATCGTATTGTTGCGGATCGAGTTAGTCCGCGCTTCTTCAAGCAACAAGAACGGCGCTGCAGCAAGGTTAGCCGGGTTGTATGTGTTTCTTGCTACGTTAATCGCTGCACTCTGCAGCACCCCTGCGCTATCGAAGTAGCTACCCGTACTAGCACGGCTGGTAAAGGTGTTGGTCGAAGGGATGTAGGTAGTCGCTGCAGAGCCGGTTTCAAGTTGAGCACCCCAGATGTAGATGCCAGATACGCCGTCGCCGGTGTAAATTTGAGTTCCGCCAACAGCAGGCATTAAAACTGCATTGATTATATTATCATTTGTTATTGTAGAGATAGAACACCTATACCAACCATTTCCAGCACTTGCAATTGATGACCTTATATTTGATGTAACTGTGCCAATTGCTCCAGAACTAAGATTAAAAAACCCAACTTGTTGACCTGATGTACCACAATCAAGTCGAACTGCAATTTCTGTTCTTTCCGCTGCTTTTGCATATACAGAAAAAGTATAGCTGTTAGACGCAGCTGCCGGAGCGGCATAAACAATGTGGGTATTGCTTACTGACGTATCTTCAATCAGCTTATCCGCATCCACGTTGCCCGTTGGTGAAGCAATAACATTTGCAGCTATGTTGGATCTGGTCTTAACCCAAGCCGCGTTGTCAAACTCACTGCTATAAGTAATTAGGTTCGTCGCCGCGTTCTCAAGAATCAAGTTGGCAGGCTGCGCTAGATTCGCCGGGTTGTAGTTAAGACGCGCTACGTTCGTCGCCGCACTGGTCACCAGTCCACTAGCGTTGTAGTAAGTAGCAGCACTAGCACGGCTGGTAAATGTCGGCGAGTTGGGGATTACACTAGACGCTCCGTAGCCTTGTTCGAGTTGGGGGAGGCCAATTCGAAGAGTGATGTCGATAGCGACACCAGAGCTATATGTAAAAGCAAAGAATGGATGTATTGATGCTGTAGATGCATTTGTTAAAGTGCGTGTAACTAAATACCTTTTAGTAAGCAATGCGCCAGAAGAAATTGCAATATTTACTGAAAAACCTGTTAAATATGCTGGAGCACTTGAATATTCGTTAACGCCAATATCAAATGCATTTATATTGGTTGTAGAACCACCAACAAGTGAAATATACGCTGAATGAGTCCATGTTTGACCAGAAGATGCGGCCACCGCTCCAATAGTCTCTTCACTAATACTATGAAATGAAGCTGCTGTTGTGGTGCCGCTATATCTTATATCAACATAGGTAGTACCACTTTCAACACCCACTCCAACTATTTGTCTAGTTAAGCCGTTAGCTACACCTCCTGTACCCACCCAATTCGTCGGCAACGTCCCCGGCGTACCAGCAATAGCCCCAACACCCGTGCTATTGCGAATCGAATTCGTCCTAGACTCCTCTAGCAGCAGAAACGGTGCCGCAGTCAGGTTGCTAGGGTTATAAGTGTTCCGCGCTACGTTAATAGCCGCACTTTGCAACGTGCCGGTAGAGTCAACAAAAGAGCCTACAGACGCACGGCTGGTGAAGGTGTTAGTGGAAGGAACGTAGCTAGTGGGGAATGCGCCTGCCTCTAGTTGAGCGCCCCAGATGTAGATGCCACTGGTGCCGTCTCCGGTGTAAGAGGCTGGCGTAGATATACTGGAATCAGAAAGCCGCAATTGACAATTAACGTTAGTGGTTGTTGCTGCCGTTGCAGTCACTGAACAACGATACCAACCATTACCAGCATTAGTAATAGAGGCAACGCCTCCACTTTGAGTGCTAGTGCCAGATATAAGATCAAAAGTTGCAACTACATTTACACTAAATGCTGGGGTAGTAAAAATTAGTTGCAAATAACGCCTGCCAGCATCTTTGGCATATACAGTATATGTATACGCAGAGCCGCTTACAACTGAGGGGTTTTGAACAATATAATGGCTATTGCTTGCAGTTGTATCTTCAATCAGTTTGTCTGCATCTAAATTGCCCGTTGGTGAAGCAATAACATTTGCAGAAACATTTGACCTAAATTTAGTCCAAGCCGCATTATCAAACTCACTGCTATACGTCAGCAAATTCGTGCGCTGCTCCTCAACCAACAACCCCTGCGGCGCACCTGTATTAGGGTTGTAGTCAAACCTCGGCGTGTTCGTAGCAGAACTGGTCAGCAAGCCGTTGCTGTTGGTATAAGTAGCCGTGCTAGCGCGGGTAAACGTAATGCGCGGATCTAGTTGATTGACGTTCGCAAAGTCCAGCAGCAGCGAAGGTTTGATCGTCGGGAAGTTATTAGACAAGCTCATGATTTCACCTTATGCGACTGCAATGGTTGTGACGGTGCCGCTCGAACCGCGATACTTCAACGCACCCGCTTCAACGTATAACTGACCCATGCCAGCAGGAGAGGTTGTTGGCGCTGTTGCGTTACCCATGCCGATTATCTTGGCTGCGGTAGTTCCCGCTGCGGTAGTGCCGACTAGGAGGTTGCCGGAGGAGTCAAACCGCGCCCGCTCAGACCCACCAGTGCTCAGTGCAACAGTATTCGCCGCAGGGAACCACACTCCCGTATCCGTATCTACAGCAGAGACCAGCGACGGCAGTGCAGCAGTGCCAGCAATGACCCCTACTTGACCTGCAATGTTTGCAGCATCTTCATACGCCAGACTGCCAAGGTACTGGTTCAGCGGGATCTGATTCGGCGCTGCGCCGACATCGAACTGACTAGCGACTAGGTATTGAGTAGAGCCGACTGTCTCGGAGATCGTGCCTGCAGCGACAATCTTAGAAGTGTTTGTGTTTGTTGACGTACCAACCAACAGATTGGTCGAGCTAAACAGCAGTCCAGTACCCGTTGCAAGCGTACCAGTGCCGCTAGCATAAAGAACCCCGTTTGCAGTGTATGTAGTCAGCCCGGTGCCGCCGTTAAGCACAGGCAAAGGAGTGCCTGAATAAGAAAGAGCAAGAGTTCCGGTAGTGGTGACAGGAGATCCGCTGACATTAAAGACAGATGGCGCAGACAAGCCAACAGATTGCACCGAGCCAGGCGCACCAGTCGGACCAGTTGGGCCAACAGCGCCAGAAACACCTCGATCAATCGTAATTAGCTGCGTCGGCAACGGCGTTACTGCAACAGCAATATTATTGCCATCCGTAACTGAAACGGAAATGTTCGCCATGATGTTTTCCTTTATACGTTAATAACGCCGTCTGACCGAACCAAGAACAGCAAAAAGATAATGTTATCTTCTGCTGGGCTGGAACCAGACGCAGGAAAACTCATTTTAATTCGACCGGAAAACGCAACAGGCTCTGTAGCAGAAATGTCTAGCTCAGGATCGCCAGTCACCAGCGACCAAGTAGAATCATCAATTACAACAGTAAACGTGCCTGCCGCAGCATTAAGATTGGAAATGGTCAACGTCACCGTTGTCGGCGTTGGCGTGTAATTGCCAATATCAAATGTCAACCCGTTGCGGGTATCGACAAGATTAGATATTGTGCGGCGCACAATTGACGCGTTAATGGTTACGCCCGTCAGGTTAACAGGCGAACCTGCAGACGTAAGCGCCAAATTCCAAAAGGTTTTTTGGTTGTAAACCAACTCGCCTGCAATGATCGGGTTATCAAAACCCGATACTTGCGTCAGCGTATTCTGCGAAAACAAAGCCATTTTAGTTCCCTGAACTCAGGTAGTGACGCTCCCCGCGTACTCGCAGGGCTACGAATCATGTCTTGTTTGCAAATTTTAACCGGAAACGTAAAAACAAGCCACTTGCTTAATTTGCTCTGGGAAATCAAAAGTTACATTTTCCCTAGCCTTGGCAACAGTTGTATTAGATAAAACATTGCTTGTTTGTTTCATGCCTTTGCCTGGCGTATCAGAAGTGCAAATGTAATCTCCGTTAGAAATATTTCCGTTTTGTCCACATACATACACCTGACCTTCACCGACCGCGTTAATCGCAACCAAAGTATATTGACCTTTGATTTGATCGTATAACGGCAGCATGATTGGATCATTGTTTTCGGTTACTTGGTCTGAAATCAAAGCAGAAGGATAAAACATTGAAAGCGGACCATTAACTAGCGCAACAACACCAACAGCACTGGTTTGATTTGCTTGGCTTGATTGCGCCACTTCAAACAATGTGTTGCTCCAGTTTTTTCTGGATATGCAAGTTACATCAACCACAATATTACCTGGCTCACAAACAAAATTGTTTGGCATTAGCCCATCATGCGAACCAGTAAACGGACCGTAGTTTGTACCAGCGCCATCTGCATAAAAGTCATACCCATTAGCGCCGCCAACAAAACCGGCGGTTGCAACTCCACTAGATACACCATTTAAATTTTTACCACGCACTCCATGATTTGTTGCGCCATAAGTAACTGACTCACCATAAACAGCCTCATAAACCGTAGATTCACCAAATACACCATGTCTTGATGTTGATCCGCTAGCTTTACCTCTTACGCCAGAAGCTGCAACAGTTGAAACGCCACCGGAAGAAACGTGACTACCATAAACACCTGAAAAATATCCAGTTGCATAACCTTGAATTGTTGATTGCAAAATAGAGGCGGCAGTTGCATAAATAACTCCGTTTCCGCCTCCAAACTCTGCCGCAAGAACAGATGACGCATCATAAATTTGTATCTTATTGTTTCCTGATTGATTGATTGAAACTCTAGCATTAGCAACAGAAGTGTTAATACTTCCACCGACAATTGCTAAATTAGTGCCATCCCAAGTAAATGAGTTAGAACTTGATCCAATTGAAAACTTATAAGCAGCACCGCTATATCCCAAAAAGAAACCAGTGCCACTGTTATATGCAGTTTGTCCGCCTTTAACATTGCCAACCGTTCCAACAGTCAAGCTACCAGTAACATCTAACGATCCAGTATTAACAGATACCGCACTTAAATTGCCAACTTTTAGACTGCTGATATAAGGCGCAGACCAACTGGTAGTGTTTGCAGAAGGACTATAAACACCATCAGCTTGATATAGCGAGTTAGCACTTGCCGGGTCTGGATCTGATACATACCAAGTTACGTTAAATGACGCATTCCAAACCGCACTTGCTTGCGCTCCAGTTGGCCGATTGTCGCCAGTAACAGTAACAGTTCCTGCAGTTGGCGTAGGATTGCTTGCAATCCTTGCGTACATTACCCGCGCTTGAGCGCCAGTAGTGCCCGCATAACCGCTTGCAAGAACGCTTGCAGTAGTCCAATTGATTGACGTAGTAGTTGCTGCATCTGCATCAGAAATAGAAACAACCGCTTGCCACAACGTGAAGCCTGGCGTTGATGCTGCAGGCGCAGCAGACCAACCCGACGGAATAGTGCTAATTGCACCAGTCGCCCAAGTGTATGTACTGGTGCCGGAAATCGTCGGTATTGTTGATGCCCATTGATACACTGCCGGCTTGGCTGTTTTCTGGCCCGCAATACCGTTTCCAGTGCTTGCGCCGACCGTGATGCCGGTCGTCCAGTTGACGGTAGTAGTAGCCGTTCCTGCGGCCTCTACAAGCGTTTTAGTGGCATACCATAGGTATATGCCAGGCGTACCAGGATTAGATGGGATCGCAACCGTCCAGCCGTCGCTTGCGGTATACGCACTATTAGCGCCAGTCGCCCATGTATATGTGCTGCTGCCCGTCGGGCTAGCCGGCGTTGCAGTCGCCCATTGATACAGATACACCGCTGCAGTTTGCGTTCCGCTTGCACCAGTCGGGCCAGTTACTGCAGGCCCAGTCGGACCAGTGATGCTAGTGCCAGTCGGACCTGTCGGCCCTGCAATGCCTGTCGGATTCCAAACGTGCGCAAGTGATGCACTAGACAGTGCAGAAGTTGCAGTGTCGTTTGATACTCGATACGCAAAGTAATAAGTTGCTGGCGGGAGATTGATATCCGGAAACTTAATCGCTAGAGATGGTGTATAAGCACCGCCGCTGGCCTCTGTCTGCGAACCCCAAACCTTCCAGTCGGTAATTGCTGGCGTTGGGTTGGTTGTGTAAAACAAAACAAGCGAATTGACTCGACCGCTTGATGGGATTTGACAAGTCACGCTAAACGTCGGGATCGCTGCTACGGGATTAAGATCGCCAACGGTCGGCGCAGGCAATGCAGAAAAGTACGCGCCAGAAACCAAGTTGCTATTTGGCGAAGGAGAAAACTGCAGAATGCTTAGATCGTCATAAACCTGCACGTTGTACTCTGAAAGCTCAACATGAGCGCCAAGGTTGCCATCAGGCAATGATGATTCTTGAACCTTGAGGACGCGAAATAGTTTGTCAGTCCAACCGTAAGCAGTATTGGTAACGCTGACAACATCGCCAGCATTAACTTGAATACCAGTATATGCAGTAGAGAAAGAAACAATCAAATCTTCCCTGGCCTGCTCAAGCAAACGATTGGCAAGATATTCTGCCTGCACCGAATCGTTTACCAAATCAAACGAAGTGCTGAGTTTGTTTACCGGCTCATTTGAATAAAGCAATCCGCTAGGCGTTGCAATACGAATGTACTCAGGTTGATCCTTGTTTCCTTTAAACGGAAACGAAGCCTCAATTTGATTGATGCTTGATGCAAGATCAGTAACCGAAACACGAATATCGCCAATGATATTAGAATCATTAAACGCAAAAGACGTCGCGGAAGCTTTATTGATTACTGGCGACCATTGCCCCGTAGCAGACTCATAGGCCATCCAAGAATCGCAAGCCGTCATGATTTTATTGACGTTGGAAAGCACTTGCTCGCCGGTGTCAATAACGCCGTTGATTCGATATCTTGCTTGCGTTGCTGAACCGCCGCCGCTTGGCGTATATGTAATCAGCGCATCAGAATAAGTGTTTAGATCAGAGCAAGCAGTAGTGTTAATGTTTGACAGAGATACTGCACCGCCATAAACACTGCTGTTCAAATAGTCACGAAAGACATCACCAGGGCGAGCAACGCCAGCGCCATTAAGGTAATGGTTTACCTTAAACGTAAGCGGCGAAAGACTGGTAATGCCATCTGTTGTGTTGTAGTTAAGTTTAACAATGGCAAACGCCAAACCGTTCATCTGACGGGTTCCGGTCCACTGTTGCGCAACCGCAATGTCTGACCCGCCCATTACAACAGACGGCAATGATGAACTGTTGAGCGGAGTGATTACGCCCGCTGCTGTAGACCGATACAGCCACACATACAAATCGTCTGCAATCTTTGTATCAACATTTCCAGCGCCATCAGTCAACGACACAACTTTCGTTAAATCCGTGCCGTCAAAAGTAACCTTACGATCGCCATAATAAAAATTGCTTGTATCAAAAGTAAACAATCCATCGGGCGATACATGGCTAATAGCCATGACGTAATACATTGTCTTTTGATCGACAGACAAAACAGCATCAACAAACTTGCCACCTAGCCAAGCGTCACCATAAGCAATCGGAATCGGATTGTCTGAGCTAGGCGGCATCTGCTGGCGCGAGCCAGTGTCTTGCGGCGCGTCAGGTTTAGAAATAAACACCCGGCTAACAATTGCTGACACTGCAAAGTTAATTGCAAATGTTGCTATGGCCGTTCCAATTACGCCTAATTGAGCGCCAATTGCGGCAAGAATTATTGATGCTGGCATATCAAACCTTGATAAAAGTTGAGTCAATCATTCTGTAACCAGGCAATGATTGAACTGTGCTGTTTTTCATCAATGACATATAAACAAGTTTTACCCTGTTCTGTTTTATCAACTCATCTGCTTTTTTGTTAAACGCCAAAAACAACTTGCCGCCAATTGTTTTGTTTCTAAAGTCTGGATGAATCCACCAGGCCAACTCCCGCAATTCCATAACCGAATTACACCAGATGTTAGGCGTAATGATGCCTGCAATCATGCCTCTATGCTGGTCATCAATAAAAATAAAGCCCCGGCCACAAATCAATGACAAGAGCAAATTTGATACATATTCTGAATTGTGTGCTGTTGTATCTGATAAAGCATCAATACCTGATTCAAAAGAATATTGACGCATCATTTCTACGCAAGCATTCAAGTCATACTTGTTTGCTAGCCGAATCAACCTCCACCCCCATCAAGTCCGGTTTGATTGGCAGGCGTCCCAGAATACTCGCCAGAATTAGGATTAGTGTTTGGATCAGAAACACTACCAGACTGCGGAGGCTTGCCAAAATCAAAATACTGATTGCTGATTACACCAACTCGATTCATTGACGTATCACCAGAATATACAAACTGCCAGCTTTTCTGATTTGTTTTCATGCCGCCAATTCTAGATTCCAATATCTTGCGCATGGAACAGCAAGAAATGGAACAGGTGGCAACCCGAGTCCTAGCCTTATCATCAAACTTTTCTGTAATGCTGACGTTATTTATAATGCCGGTGTAGCGTTTAAAAAACTGCGTTGTCGGCGTTGTAATGATTTGATTGTTTGTATTAAGAAAGCCGCGCCATACTTCTACTAGACTGCCCTTAATATTGCTGGACAGCATCAGCGCAATATTGTTGGGATCAATGCCAGTCAAAGAGATAGTCAAATCAGCAGCAGTGTTTTTCATGTCTTGCTGCACTTCGCCAAGCATCAGCAGACTGCCAAGATTGGAATACGTTGTTCCGCTTACAGTGATTGGCGCAGCAGCATTGCAAAACGTATATACAGTCGGCGTCGAACCGACAGAAAGTTTAATAAACTCCGCGTGGCGGATATTGTTTGCGGCCAGCGCCGCCATTGTTGTAGTCATGGTGCTATGTTTTCCCTAAAGACAAACGGACCATCCCAAGCCACAAACGCGCCAGCCGTCATTGGCATAAGCGTATACGTTGGACACTGTTCTGCATAGACCGGGAAATACACAGATGCCCCTACAGCCGTCAGAGTGCCCGTAGCAGGCGCCCCAATGACCGGACGGTGCAAAGTGACGGACACAGTAGAACCGGCGCCTCTAAGGACCGCTGTAGCGACTTTGTAGACATACGCACCCAGCTGCAGAAAGTCACCAGCAGCAAACACTACAACGCTTGTTCCAACTGCTGGCAAGTTGCCAACGCTGATGACGGTTGCATTCGCTGCAGGCACTGATGCAAGCGTCAATGCAGAAGCCTGCGCAAGCGACAGCCCGCCTTTGTAAGCCGTAAACCAGGATAGTTGAGTTGTGTTAAACGTAATGTTCTGCGGATATTCTCTATCGTAATTATCAATAGACTGAATGACATCACGCACCTGCGGGTAGTACAGGTAATTGTGCGGCGTGACCGTAAACACCCAAGGAACCGCAGTCAGATAGCCTGCAGTCCTAATCTGCCCGCCTCGACTAACCTGCTCACCAACCGTCCGCCTGTTGTTCACAGACATAGACTGCTGAATTTCAAATATCGTTTGAAAAGACATTACGCTCTCCCAGACGAAGTGGCCAGGCCTTTAGCCGCATATGCGTTTGCTGCCCAAATGGCTTTAGCGCTTCCGTACAGCCGTTCCTCAAACGATTTTACATCAATGGCGCTGATGTAATTGTTGGTCACGTTTGTGGTTGACCCCATGCCTGACAAAGCATTGTTAGGAACAATTGTGCCCGCAGATCGAGGAACAAACAGTTCAGGACCGCGCTCGCCAACCATTGATAGTTGACCAGATTCTAGCGGGCCGCCTTCTGCTCTAGTGGCAATAGAAGTGCTATCCAAAAAGCCGCCAAAATCTTGACTGCCATACCCTGCGCCAGTCCCAAAAGACATATTTCCAAACGCACCAATTGCCATACGCAGCAATGATGTTGCCTGCGCTTTAAGCTGGATTGCAATCAAGTCTTGAATGACGCTGCGGGCAAAGTCTTTAAAGTTTAGCTTTCCAGTTCTGACAAAGTTATCCAACGCCTGCGTCATGTTGTCGGTAACCGAATCCCACACTTGGCCAATTTTTGTATATCTATCTTCAGTTTCAATCGATGCCGCTTTAATTTGTTCTTGTTCTCGCAATTGTTGAATAATAGATTCTCGGCCTTTGTCATCCAAAGTTTTATCTAATTTGTAACGGGCAATTTTTTCTTCTGTATCCAAACGCAACATTGCAAGTTTTAATTCTTTGTCAGTCGCAAATCGCATTTCGTTTTGCGCTTCTAGTTTTTGTTTTGCAAAACCAAGGGAAATGTTTTCTAACTCAATTGTTTTAGATTGATTGAGCAACGCGCTTCCAAAAGCATTTTCCCTATCAGCAAGAAATTTAGTGATTTCATCAAGATAGTCCAAATCAGCTTTTGCCATATCCGCATTGTTGCGAGCGCGAATATCTTTTATTTTTTGAGCGGATTCTAAATTGATTGCAATTTCTGTTTGTTGATATAGTTCAAGATTTTGTTTTGCAAATTTATTGTTTTCAACAATATTATCGCTATCCATTTTTTGCTTGGCGATTGCAAGTTTTTCTTTTGCTTCAAGTTCTATTTTTGATATTTCAGTTGCAAAAGTTTTTTCATTAGCAATTGCATTACGCATTCTTTGAATTGCAATTTCTTCTTCTCTTTTTTGCAGTTCTTTTCTTTCTGATTTGCCTTTTGTATCTTCGCCTAACGTTACTTTTCTTTTTACAGAACTATCAACCTCAGAAGTTCCATAACCTTCGCCGTAAAGAAAAGATTTATCACTAGGAGCAGATTTAATTCCCAAGACTTTATTTTGAAAAGAATTTAAAAGCTCAAGATTTTTTTTAATTCTTACTTCGTTTTCTCCTAGAATTTGCCCGGCTAAAGCAAACTCTCCTTTTAGCGCAGCGCCTGACGCTTTAAATGCCGCTTCTATATTCAATGCAATTGTTTGAAAAGTGTACGCAACATTTGCGCCAACAACAGCAATAGTTTCAAATACAGTTTTGATTACAACACCAAGCACAGATGTTTCTGAATTAAAGGTTTTAATATAATCAATTATGGTTTTGATTTGAGGCCCAACACTTTGAGCTAAAGTAATACCAAATTGATACGCCGCTTTTTGAATTTCATCATAAGCATCAGCAGCGTCTTTAATTGCCTGTTCTTGTTCTTTGTTTTTTGATGTAGTGTTTTGAATTTCATCTGCAACAGATGTCCAATCAACCCCTTTCGCCGCTTTACCCAAAACATCCATTGCCATGGCGTTTCGGGTAATTGGATCTTGCATATTTGCAAGGCTTTGAATTGTTTTGTTAAACAACTCCTGCTGATCCAAAGTCTCAAGATCTTTTAGCGAAATACCAAGATCAGCAAACTTTTTTTGCGCTTCAAACGAACCGCCTGCGGCTTTGTCTACATAATTTGTAAACGAAGAAATTAGCTTTCCTGCGTTTTCATATTCGCCGCCGGAAACCATTAAAGCATTAGAAAGTTTTAATACAGAATCAATTGCAAGATCATTTGCTTTTGCTACATCAGCAATTTCATCTGCCATTCTAACGGCTTGAACAGTTGCAGCAGAAAAAGCAACAACAGCAATTTTCCCATTCTTTTCAACTGCATTAGAAAAGTCTGCTAATTTTCTGCTTGCCGCGTCAATACCTCGAACAAACTCAGCACTATCAAGCCCAAGCAAAACACCTAATCTAGAAACGATATTAGCCATGTTTTTTCTCGAATAGTTCTTTATTAAAGCCTGGGGCTTGACTAATAAACGAAAGCAATTTTTCGTTTATATTTGCTTTTGCTTCTACTTCAGTTGCAGGCGGAAATAAATAATCAGAAGCGGAACCAAGAATCTTTTCTTGCGTATAAGGCGCAGAGCCAGGTTGCCTTATATAGTTCAAAACAATGCTAACTAATTTGGACATTTGATTTATTAAACCATGATTGCCAATTATGCCGTCAGCGTACATGGTTTGAATTCTAGCCATTGTCTCACTATCAATTGCGCCAATTGTTTCTTGTGTGTGCCCATTAAAGACAAGCGCAGTTTCTACTTGCGTCCTTAATGAGCTAATCAGTTTCCCCTTGCTTCCTTATAAGTTGGTGAAATTACTTCGCCAATTTTTTCCACTAGCGCCAATTGTACGGACAAAGGCCACTCAGCAGAAATATCCTCATAAGTAATATCTTGCATAGAACTATTTTCATCTGCAGGCACAAGCAGTTTAATATATTCTGTAATTCGAGTTTGCGTCATTAATTGAAGTTTTGCTGCTTCTTTTAATGATTTGCCTTCAACCTTTACATCTTCATTTTCAAACGAAATAGAAGAATCTTCAAGGTCTTTAAATTTCTGCAACGGCTCTGAAAGTTTCAAAAATAGTTCGTTGACTTTTTCTTCTGGCTGATTAGAAATCTTTTTATAAATCAAATCAGATTCAATTACCAGCGGAATTTTTACTTTAAATTTAAAGCCATTCAAATCAAATTCTCGAATAGACAATTCTTTTCGTTTGATTTGATATTCATTGCCAAGCAAAGATACAATTTTTGTCATTGTTTTTTCCTAAAGTTTTCTATACGTCTAAACAAAATTTGCGCAAGTTTTTCCACAACATTAGCCGCATTTTTTTCTAATGCAGGCCGAAGATATGGATGCGCAGGATTTCTAGCAGAACCAAACTCTTGAGCAATAGCCCTAGCGTCGCTTTTAATTCCAAAAAACGATTCGGAATTAACGCCTAGTTTATTAAGTTTGCGTCTTGATTTGGAAATGTTTTCAGCTTCAGACATTTTTTTAAGTTTAGCGCCTGAAGCAGTTGTGACAACAGCGATTACTGTGTCTGTTCTTGTAACGTATTTTGATCGTCTATCTTTTGCGTTTGGCCTTCTTGCATTTATTTGCAAAGATAGCTTTAGTCCGCCAGTATCAATTGGCGCATCTGCTTGTGCAGATGACAGCACGGGAAGCATTGCTTCTCTAACTGCTGGAATTAAAATCTTGCTTCTTGCAGCTTTATCGCCAATTTCCGATTCCAACTGCCTTAACATTTGGTCAACGTCTCCAAGTCCTTCCAACTTTATAGAGACAGACATTGCTAGCCTTTTTTAATAATCTTATGGTAAATGGCTTCGTTTAGATCAACCGCATAATCGACTACTTCTTCTGGCGTCATGGTATTAGCATGGTGCTTGGCAATATCATGCGCCAAAGAAACAGCCGTCAGACGTTGCTGCGGAAACCCGAACCAATCTTTGCGGTGCTCTGCTTGATTGATTAGGTATCCGAGCAAGTCATTATTGTTTTGTATTGTCGTTGTCATTTCACTCTTTTACTGGAAACATCTCTGCAAGCAATTGAAGAACCATTTGTTCCGCAGTGTCAGGGTCAGCCAACTCAAGCGAATCGGCCACTTCCTGCGGGTCCAAAACCAGCCCTCGACAGGCCAGTTTTAGATCACCCTTTACACCGACCAAAAACTCTACAGTAGAGTCGAGATCATCCATTAGCTATTGCTCCAGCCGTATTGATTGCCACGCGGGTGCAGAGTAAACGTGCACTTCGCTTCCGCGCCTGGTGCCGCGTCAATCTGGAACTGACTGGCCCGAGCGTTAAAAGCGTAGGCAATGGTATTGGTTCCTTCAGTCGCCGCAACAACGTAGGTTCGATCCACAACGCCGCTATAAGCATCTGCTCGGATAAGCAGCAAACCAGTATCAGCAGGATTCCACGCAGCCGTAATAGTCAGGCTAGTCGGCGCCGATTGTGCCGGGATTTTGTCCGATTGCCGCGAACCGGCAACGCTAAAGCTAGCGACCGCATCATCCTGCCCAAATGCAGGCACCGCCTCGACGTTCAGCTGCGTTCCTGCAGTTCCCGTGCCGTTGGCAGCGGTGCCAACAATCGTCGCAACCTGAGCCGACCAAACAGACAAGTTGGCAGTAGTCAGGACCGTCGGCGTAGCGCCAGTTTGAAGCCACATTGAAGCGGCAAACCCAGGCAAAACTTTATTCGGAATAGCCATAGTAATTACTCCAATTAGGCGTTGTTAGACCAGCCATACAGATTGCCACGCGGGTGCAGGCTGAACATACATTTAGCTTCAGCACCAGGCGCAGCATCAATCTGGAACTGACTAGCGCGAGCATTGAAGGCGTAGTAAATGATATTGGGAACCGTAGCATTGTCGCTGGCGGCAATAACGTACGTACGATCCACAACGCCGCTAGTTGCGTCGCCTCGAATCAGCAGCAGCGCAGCATCGGAAGGATTCCATGCGGCAGTAATCGTCATGCTGGTAGGCGCAGACTGCGCAGGGATCTTATCCGACTGCCGCGAACCGGCGACGGTAAAGCTAGCAACAGCATCGTCCTGACCAAAGGCTGGGATGGCTTCCACCGGCACTAGGTTGCCGACCACGGCAATCGGCGAAACGCTGGCAACCAGCGACAGTTGGGCAAGGGTCAAAGGAGTAGGGGATGCAGTCGGTTGAGCATAGAGCGCAGCGGTAAATCCCGGCAAAACTTTACTTGGCAGAGCCATTTTTCATTCCTTTAAGATAAGTAAAAATCTTATGTTGGGATATACAACGTGCAGTCTAGATAAATCTGCGCCATCTTTTCTTCGTTGTTGTAACTATTATACAACCAGAAAACGTCAGCTTTGGATATGCCGAATCCATAAGTCGGCCCTCCAAACACTCCACTATATCCGTGCAGAGCTTGCAATACCTGGTTCGAGATTGTAAACCCATCTTCAATTGCTTGGGTAAAGATAGAAATCTGGAATACAGGCGTATCAATACCTTTCACACTTTGCACCGGACCAGTGTAGACAGGCTGATGCACATTGCGCAGCATCCAAGTTATAAACTTAGGCTGAGTCGCAAAGTTACGATTGAACGCAGCGTAAACAGGAACCGGCGTAACAATGTTAGCCAGTTGATACTGAATCGCCTTTGCGTAATCAACCGGATTGAGTTGCGCCATTTAAACCGCCGTAACAGGATCAGAACGATAACAAAGAATAAGCACTGACATACGATCGTCAGCTTCCCGAATGTTATCAATCCTCCAGTCATTGCCGCGCCAAGTGATCGAATACAAATCTTGACGATCAACCATTAGTTTTATGCTTGGCGTATAATTCAAAGTAAAATTGATCATGTCTTGATACAGCCGGTATCTGTCAGCAATCTTTAGACTGTTTGCAACAGATGAAACTCTGGCTCTAGTATCAAACCATTTAGTTTGCGTCGTTGATTGCTCGCCAAACGCACTGACCCCAAAAGTCAGATTGTTGACGGCAATATTCTCAAAACGCGCAATGGCCATTACATCACCAACGGCTTATATGGCCGAAGCAAAGTCTCAACGCCAAACGGAATGTTCTTTAACTGCGTTTCGGTGCTGTTTGACCGCTGATTATACAAATGCGTCAGCAACAATAGCGCAGCCTGTTTGACAACCGGGTAAGTTTGAATTGGGCTTGCAGCGGTAGTGTATTCAACAACAATCGGAGCCGTCATAAACGTATTGATGTCTGACGGCAACTCGCTCATGATTACTTTGTTACCCGACGCATCATACGAATAATTGCCTGACGCAATTGTTGTAAACGTGCTAGGACTATTTTCATTCCAGTAACCTACGCTGTTAATTGTAACGCCCGCAAGCGACGGACTAGAATTTTGGCTTACTTCAGGTAAGTCCAGCGATACCGGCGACGTAATCAACCCGATCGGGCTATACCAAACCCGATATTGCGTCGCAAAGATTGAAAGACCTAGATAATCTTCAATAGCAAACCTGGTCGCAAGCCCGAGAGACGTAATATACGAATCCTGGCTTTCATCGTCAAACAGGTTTAACTGCTGAGTCATTTCCTCCAAAGTCAACCATGCCGTAGTTACGTCACGATTGATTTGCTCAAACTTGACATAATTAAACGGATTACGGCTTGACGCGCCGTAAGGGTAACCGCTGGAAATTAGATTATCAAACGCCATAATCAAACACCAATAGCGCGAACACCAGCAAACGGATCGCGAACGGTCGAGACCATCCGCTTTTGCGCAAACATGGTAATGAAACCTGGCGCAGTTTGTTCCATCATTTGAATAGTCATTTCCTCAACGTCAGCAATGCTCAGGAATCGCGGCCAGTTCGCAAGGTAAATAGACTTGCATCCAACAGTACCCCAAACATCTAGATACGGGTTGGGGATTACCGGGAAACCAAACACATTGACCAGCGGGCCTTCGCCGTTCTCGCCAATCTCAACAAACGAATAACCTGCGCCGCCGTGAGCATAATTCCGCAGCGCAACAATTGCTGACGGATGCATCATCCATGCGGTGCCAGGCAGATACCAATACTGAGCGGGAAGCGCATTAGCCATTGCAACCAAATCTTCGCGCTCAAGACCGCCGCCAGTAGTTTCTGCGCCAACCGTCGCAATCGTATG